TTACAAGTCTCTGCTGCTCTTGTTACTGTTGAGCCAGATGTTGGTATGTAAGATGTAGGGTAGGATAGTTGTTCTAATTGTGCGTATTGTATAAATATTGACCCAGTTCCATCTCCTTGATATGTACTTACTGCATCTGCATTAGACATACCAATATAATATTCAAAAGCAGAATCGTGTGTTAAAACCATAGTACAACGATACCAACCATTACCCATTGATTTCATTATAGCACTTGTACTTTGAATAGTTCCTACAACGCCAGTTTTTAAATTAAACCAAGTTCTTATGTTTACGCCACTAGTAACACCTCTTAAATATAAAAAGTCATTTGTACCAGCTTTAGCATAAACTGAAACTGATACAACGCCACCAATAATTGGAGTTTGTCTTACAAAATGTTCTGCAGCACTACTATTTTCTGTCAATTTCCAAGCATTTAAACTACCACCAACACCAGTTTGACCAGATAATAAAGATGCATTACTAATTAACCAATTAGTATCAAATTGATTAGATTGTATAAATCTGTTAGTAGAAGCTGGTTCTAACAAAAGAACACCATCAGCACTATCTGTATAGTCTATTCTTGCTATATCTTGCCCCATTGTTTCTATTAGACCATCTTTGTTTACTCTTGTTCCTATGCTTGTTCTCTTAAAAAAGAAAGGCAAAGGCTTATAGTTGTTATTGATGTCGTTGTATGCCAGTACAGATTCTTCTTTAGCTGCCCATACTTTATTTCCAAATTTTAGTGTTTGTGCCATTAGTAATTTGTATATAATTGAGATGTAATCATTTCTTGTAATGATGTCCAACTTGTTAGTGTTTCTAATTGTGCGTCTGTTAATACTGAATTGTAATATTGTATTTGTTTAGTCTTTCCGTAGAAATCGTTACTACCACCTCCATCGTCAAATGCTAATTCTGTTAAAGTACCATCACTAAAAGTAGAGCCACTATTACTACTGTCTAATTCAAAACCATTAACAAAAAAACTAAAATCATTTGCCTTGTATTTAAGAGCAATTTTAAAGTTGTCTTTAATATTTGTAGGGTTATAGCCAAATTCATATTGATTTGCTCCAGAAATTCTTAATTGTGTTAATAAAGTTGTGCCAACGTATCTTATTAAAACCCTTGTACTATTACTTCCGTTGGATATTGTTATCATCTTGTTAGTTGATTCGCTATCCAAAGCACTTATATCAGCCATCAAAACACCTTCTGAATCGTTAAACGTAGCTGCATCTCCAGAACCATTAGCTGTTTCTGCTGCTCTTGTAATTGCTGTTCCATTAGTAGGAATGTAGGATGTAGGGTAGGATTGTTCTTCAAGTTGTGCGCCCCAAGAATATAGATACTGAAGACTTCCAGAATAACTTGCTTTTTCTTTTAAATATATATATACAGTTGTAGATGAATTTCCTAAACTACCTTTAACTATACATCTATACCAATCATTACCAAAGTTTTGAATTTCGGCAGTTCCATTGGTTGTAGAAAGAATATTACCATTTTCTAAATCAAATTGACTATCAGCAACATTAGAACCAGAAAAAACACTTAAAGCAACAGTAGTTAAAGTGCCTTTTTTTAGAAAAATAGAATAACAAAATTCGCCACTTGACGAAGTTGTATTACCAATCTGTATTCTATGTGTACTACTATCAGATGTATCAGTTAATTTTGTAGCATTAACACTACCATCTGGCGAAATTGTATTATTTATATTTACCACAGTAAAAACACTCGCCCAATTACTAAAATCTTTTGAATAAGTAATAAGATTAGTAGAAGCTGGTTCTAAAAGGTAATGAGGACAATTAACTACTTTACCATTTAATAAGTCGTAGTTTAGTCTTGATTTGCCTATTACTTCTTTTACTGATACATTGTCTATTGAGCCAGTAAATGCGCTACCAAAATATATCTCTGAATTTACACCCCCACCAGTTGCTACAATTTTGTTTTCTCCTATCGAATAAGAACTTGGAGATACATTGTTAGAAGCTCCTAGAAATACAGTTAAATTTCCAGAACCACTCAATACATTAAAAGTTATTTCATATACTTTTCCAGAAACAAAATTAATATTTTGATTTAAATATTGACCAGAAACTCCAGTAAAATTTGCGCTACCACCACTAATGGTAATCCCAGTTCCTTTAGTCCAATCGCTATCATTATCAAAGTTTCCGTTAGTAACTAACTCACTTCCAAATGCTCCTACTTCTTCTATAAATCCAGTTGGTGCTATTCTAGTAGCAGAACTATTACGAGTAAAGTCAAAGTCTCCTACTCCATCTGATGGAAGTACAGAATAAAACTTATCTCCTTGTGCTGCTGGTATTAATGCTAATTTTGGTTTTGCCATTGTCTTAGTTATTTAAATCTTGTAATGCTGTTGTGTGTATCCAATCTGCTAAACATTTAACTGCTTCTACTTCTTGTCTCTCATTCATCTTTATTTGTGAACCAAAGAAATCAGGGTCAGTACCTGCTGTACTTGCAGTATCTATTGCATTTCCCCACCAAGTTGTATTATATATTTCGTTAGCCATTACTTTTTTGTTTTATAATTATATTTTACTTTTGCGTTCAGCGTGTTTGTTTGTGTCCACATCATTTTCTTGTTTCTTTAAATACTGCTTTAGTTTCTCAACATTTACCTTTTTAGGTTTATACATTCTCTCTCTCATATTATAAAACCCATCCATGAAAGTTAACATCTTTGTCTGGGTACATATCATCATTACTATTAGAAGTATATTCTGGATATAATGTGCTGTTATAAGACATATAATCTAAAAACCTTCTTGTATAGAAATCAGCAGTTTCCGATACTCTATTTATTAACATAGCCATTTCATCGTAAGTAACCGTATCTGAGTTCTCACTTCTATGCTTAAATACTCCTCCATTACTTATCTGATACATAGCAAAAGGTAAAAAGTTACTTTGTGCGTACCATATAAGCATCGGCTTTACATAAGTATTTAATAATAATTTATAATCAGAATTAGCTGGTTGGTCTACTGTACCTGCTATGATAATGTCTTGTAATTTCTGATATAACTTTCCTCCTAAATAATTTTGTATATGCGTATCTTGAGCTACTTCAATAAACTGAATTACTTTGTCAGAGTCTAGGTTACCATCTAAGATAGACCTTTTCTTTAAATCTAGTACGCTTATAAATAATGCTTTTGACATAATATTAAATATTTGGATATGCTCCTCCGTTAGCCATATCTGCTGGTCTAGTAGATACCTCTGAAGGGTTTATCGGTTCAACAAATCCATCTTTCAATGCTTCACTCGTGTCTACATCAGTTTCAGGAGATACTCTCTTCTTATATACTCTTAATTCCCAGAAATGTTGACAATTCTTTCCTCCCTTAAATTTAAACAGAGAATAGTTATTACCTTTATGTCCTAACTTTCTGTTTACTCCTTGAAAGCTCATAAGACCTATATCCTCCTTACGGAATACTACATTGTCCTCAGTAAACATTTCCATCTTTTTACAGAAGTCTCTACTGTTAGGAGACTTTCTATTTGGCATATAAGCATATCTTACTTTAAAGATACCTTTATCTTGCTTAGAATCCTTGTTTGGATTAGCTTCAGCTAAACTAGCTAAATTAAAGTCCTTTTCCGAGTCTTTTACAGCTTCTGAGTGTATTAACTCCCAATCATCCGAGATACGCTCTCCTAGCGGCTCTAATTGGCTTAGAAGGTCATTTCCATCCTCATCACTAAAGTCATTATTTTCTTTTAATGAAATAGCACTATCATGAGACTCGCAAGGCATATACCATACTTCTCCATCTACTTCGTGTTCGTGATAACCTTTACATCCTTGTTCTAATGCCTTATCTTCTGCTTCTTTTATTGTCTTGTAAACTTCAACTCCATCTATTTTCTTTAGCTTAGTGCTGAAAGTAGCCTTTGAGCCTATTTTCTCTCCTGTCTCCTCTTCTCTCTTCACTTTAGTAGATATGTTATCTAATTGTGTAAATTCTATTGGTTGTAGAGTAATAAAGTAAAGATTTAAGTATATCTTGTTAAAGTTTAGCATATCTTCTAAACCTTCTATAATCTCTTCTTGGAATGGTCTAATAACTATGTTATCCATAAGTACAGAAGCAGTTCTAAGCTCTTCTGCATTATTACCAAATCCTGTATTGTCTTTTATCCCTAGTAATATAGGAGATACAATACCGTGACCTAACATTATCTTCTCTCTACTCTCATCAGATAAGAACTGATACTGAGCGTGAGCATCTGGTAAATGTATAGGGTCAATATCTGCTTTAGTTTCTATAGACTCGTTAAATGCTAGTATAAATTTACCTGCATTAGACGTTCCACTAAACTTATCGTATATTTTTCTTTCAATTAACTCTTGAGTCTCCTCATTAGGTACTCCATTGTTAAAGTTGATTAATAAAGAAGGCTGTAAACCTTGCTTTATGTTATTTATGTGATAATTACTTACTTCTTCTTCTAAAGAACAGTATTGTAAACATCCATGATAATCAACAGGAGCATAATAATAAAATCCACTTCTATATGGCTTGAATATATATAACTCTACTGTTTCACTCTTTTTACCGTTACCAAATGTAGGTATTCTCTTAGGATTATCACTAGGCTTTATATCTACCCACTTAGGATGATAATAATAAGCTCTAATAACGCCTTTAGCATCACATTTCTCAGCTCTTAGAGTTTCCATAGGGAAATGTAGTATCTTAATGATTTTAGTCTTAGACTTATTGTATACTACTTGCATAGCAGCTTGTCCTAGCATCTTATAATCATTAGAGACTCTCTTTACTTCTCTTGGTCTAACTAATAATTTAAATTTAGCATACATTTCAGGAAATTCCTCGCTATCTGTAGCTTCTATACCTCTACCGTAAATCATATCAACAATACCGTTAATACATCTACTGTTTGTAGGTGAGCCTAAGTATT